GCCAATTCAATATCGGCGACAAACTGCTTGGCAGCTCTCAACCGAAAATTCTGTGTTACAATGGCGGCCATTGATTTTGACTCCTATTAGGTGGACGAGATAGTGATTTCTGCTGTCGCGTTTATATCTATTGTTTTATTTATACCCTCAGTAATAGTGAAATTTCTGAAGTTACTGTTCGGATTTGGTAGTAAGAATTTTAGATCTTCAAGATATTGCTTAGGCCCAAGTTTATTAGACTGTCTAGTTCTATCATTGATAATACCCTCAGTAAAGTATACAGTGGCAAGATCGCCAGTGAATCCTAAGTGTGAGGATAGTACACCATGGCCTGTACGAGTTGCAATAACTTGAGCATTGATCTCTACAGGAGATATAATGATTGGAACCGGAAGACCAGCACCAAGTTGTAAGCCAGGCTGTGCAAATGGTGAAACAGTACCAGCCCGGTTCTTTTCAAGTATCTCGATAAAGAGAAGAATTTCGCCAAAGAATATAAATCCAGCTGGGTGCACCAAACGATTAAAAGCGTTTTTCCACTGATTGATGTTCGAACCGGTTCTAAGAACATATGAGAACTTTTGGTATTTAAATGAGTCCTGAATAAACTTATCGTCTGAAGCAAATGACCTTGATGTAGCAGCTGATCCTGACCGGTATATCCTAACAACATCGCCGTTTGCTAATGCAGGAGAAAATGTTAACCTATAACCAACAGTTTGTGTTACTACATCTTCTGTATCTGTATCTTCAACGGCAGTCATATTTCTATAGTATGTGCTTGACTTCCATGCGTTACTTAATACTCCATTAACAAAAACTATAGGTGTATCATACCGCAACTGCTGTCCTGCATCATCGGTGTCTTGTATAACACTAGTGACACCTGAGACTGTAAATGTAAACATAGGTGTGTAATTACCTACATTAGCTTTAAGATCTGTTGTAAAGTCCGTAAATGGATTATCTGAAGGTTTAAATATATCTTCTTTAGGAAAGTAAATCTCAACTTCGTCATTAAACAAAAGATTAAAGAATGATGTAATAGATTCTGGAGTACCACGTGACTGATAAAACTGAACAAGCCTGGTATAAAATAACCTAGGATCGGCTGCAAACGTACGAGGTACTGATATACCTAATTCTTGCTGTAAGTTTGTAAGAAACTTTTCTTCAACGAGGTCAATATCACGCTGATCTGACAGACGATTTATATAATGAGCTGCACGATTTTCAGATACTATATACTTATTAAATAGCTCAAGAAATTCTATAAAATCAGGATACGTCTGGTTGATATGCTCCGGAACTAAATCCGATATCAACGACGAAATATCTACCTGAGTTGAATTATTCTTATTTACCATTAGTAAGACCTTGAAACTGTAGTATACTCGACACCCGCTGAAGTACCACCAGTTATCATTGTATCAACATCACCAGTGATTTTGCAATCATCAACAAGTATTGTTAATAATTCATTTCGCTTTGGTGCTATATCATTTGAATCTGGCTCAGCAGTTATCTCTATGTATGTTCCTGTAAAAGAACCAATTGTTGCTGTAAAAGAAATCTTACCATCTGTAGGTGTAACCGTTCCAGCGTTATTCTCAACAATTATTTCTGATGCTCCGCTGACTTTTACGATTTGCATACGACGCACACCTGTTTCAGTGTCATAGCGATCTCTAAGCGTGCATGCGGCATTGCCTTTATGCACGAACTCTGTCGATGAAATAATCTGTGTTGTAGAATTTGTACTAAGTATCGGAGAAGAATATGTTAGATCATATTTAGTTTCTATGGTTGAAGTAGGAGTAATGCGCTTCTTCATTTTAACACGAGTAACAGCGTTTAATACGGCTATACTAGTAGCGTCAATTTTACTAGTTAAGTTCGAGTAGCGAAATACACCATCAAATCTTTTTAGCTGATCTGTATTATATGTTCGAATCGTTTCTCGTATAAGAGCAGCAACAGCATCACTGGAAAGTGCAGTAACGTTAGGGTTATATTTAAAGAACACATCTAAATAAATGTATGTGTACGCAGGATCTACAATCGCCGGCGTGATAGAAACAACATTTTTTGGTTTTAGGTACTGAGAAACAATTAATGTTTTATCTGCTGCGCTTAATACTTCTGAATCTTTAGGTTTAATAGAAATATAAACTCTTCCATAATCAGCAGGATCGTTATCTTCGCCACCCCATACCGCAATGGCATCGATGTTAGCATAGTTATTCTGAATAATTGTTTTGTAATCGTCTGGTGTAACAGCACGGTTTTGAGAAACATATGATAAAGGAGCATTAAATTTAATTGATTCTAGATCTTCTTTTGCAGAACCACCAGCTGCTTTTGTAACAACTGTAATAGTAACGTTGGTATTGCCTTGAATTGTTCCGGATAAAGCAAAGACTGATGCACCGTTAGCAGCATCGTTATTTGTTATCAATGTTTCTAATTGAATGATATTACCGTTGTCTAGTTTCTTACCAAGAACACCGTCACCAAACTTAACCTCAAATAAACCTGTACGGCTTTCTTCAAGAAAGTATACTGCTGATGATGATGTCACCGCTGTTACATTAACAGCAGAAGAAAACGTTTCAGTTGCGTTATTTGAATCAGAAGCTTTTATCTTTACTATAAGTTCCGATGTAACTGCATTATCAAATGGTATTACATATGCTTCTGCAGAGGCTGAATCATACACATATTCAGTGCTTTTGTATGAACCTTGTAGAAATTTAATATTAGTAAAGATGTATTTTCCAGCAGAGTCACGTGTTGTTGTCAAGGTCTGATCATTAACAAATTTGTATGATACACCATCAATAGTAGATGTAAATACCGTACCTCTTGTTAGCGTCAACGGTAAATATGATCCATCTTCTGCTAATACACCTGTTGGACTATTTACTTCAATGGTAAGATAGGCAACGGCTGGATAAGAAGAACGAGGAGTATATCCAAGCATCTTAGCGTGCGATACAACCGAAGGTCGTAACCTAGAGGAATCTAAGAATGTTTCATTAATAGCAAAGTTAGCGTTAATTGCATTATAGTGTGTTACATACGACATAACGTCAAGCATAGAACTTAATGCTGAACCTTCAAAGTTATAATCTTCGAAAGTTGTTTGCTGTTTCATGAATGATTTTAAGTCTGCTTTGATGGTGTCAAAATCCATCTCTGAAACCTTAAGGCGGTTAGTGTCTGACATTTATCTTAGCCTCTCAATGATGAATTCGATATTTACTGTTGTATTTTCTGGTGATAAAATCTGTACTTCTAAGTTTAGACTTAAAGCATTGCGGTATGACATATCTTCAATTTCTACATTTAAAACTTTCACTCTAGGTTCATAATTTTTAAGAGTGTTAATTATTCGCACTTCCATTTCAGCTTTAACAATAGGGTCGAAGTTTTCAAAAAGAAATTCTGTTAAAGAACCACCGAAGTCTGGATCGAAGAACTTTTCTCCACGTCTTGTTAATAAGATATTACGAACTGATTGTTTAACAGCTTCAACATCTCGCTTAATAGGAACATCACCGGTTGTAGGATGTTTCTTAAAGGCGAAGTCAAAGTCAGAGTACGGTTTCGTACGAGCTCTAATACCTGAATTTTCTGCTGTCGTAGAATATGTCATACTGTTATTTATAACCTTAATTAGCGGAGACTGTGCTAGCACCTGAAGTTAATGTAATTCCGCAGCCGTATCCATCGCCTATTCTAGCTAGCGCTAGACCGTTAACAAAAACATCTGGAGATCCAGAAGATAGCGTGGTTATATGCGGTGTACAACCTGCAGCCACTGGTACGGCAGGATGTGAACTATTAGTATCAGTAGCTCTATGAGCAGCAAGTCCTTCAATGAATACATCGGCTGACGCACTATTCGCTGTGGGAACTACTCCACATTCATGTACTGACACTAAATCTGTTGTTCTACACGCTTTAGGCATATTATACTCCGAAACTTTCCCCACAGCCACATTGAGCAACTGCATTAGGGTTTAATACTTTGAGGTATGAACCTCCTAGTTCTTCTACATAATCAACAGTGCAACCAAAC